GCAAGTCAAGTACACCACAAGAGGTTGTGTTTAGCCAACCGTTTGATGAAGATGCGTTTAATAGTGGGTCTGGTGCAGGCAGTATCAAAGTTGACGACACTGTGACAGGACTTAAAGTATTCCGTGATAACTTATTTATATTTTGCGAAAACAGAATATTTCAACTTACTGGATCATCATCGTCTGACTTTGCAGTCAAACCTGTAACAAGAAACATAGGTTGTGTAAATGGACAGACTATACAGGAATTTGCAGGTGACCTTATATTCTTAGGTCCTGATGGATTACGTACCATCGCAGGTACTGCAAGAATTGGTGACGTTGAATTGGGTACAATAAGTTCTAACGTGCAAAGTTTGTTTGATGCTAACTTATCTGACTCTGATAATTTTACATCAATCGTAATACCTAACAAAACACAATACAGAATATTTTTTACAAAGAGTAATCAACTCGAAAGTTTAACAAAAGGTGTAATTTGTGTGCTTAGAGGTCAACAGTTTGAGTTTGCAGAAATAAAAGGTATCAGACCAACAGCCACAGATACATTTGTATCTTCAGGAGATGTGATAGCCATACACGGATCAGGAGACGGATTTGTATACAGACAAGAGTCAGGTAATGACTTTGACGGCACTGCTATCTTGGGAAGATACCGTAGTCCAGATCTTACAATGAACGATCCGGGGATACGAAAAAATATGCAAAGAGTCATAGTAAACTATGCACCTGAATCATCTATAGATGCAGACTTATTTGTTAGGTATGACTACGAAAGTAAAGATTCAGCACGACCTGCAGCCTACGCTTTAGATTCAGGAGATGTTGCTGCGATATATGGAACAACCACATATGGCGTAAGCACTTCAGTATCAGGTACATACGGTGGTGCGACACAACCTCTCATAAGGCAACCAGTAGAAGGATCTGGGTTTGCAGTAGCCTTACGAGTAAATGATGGGGGAACAACTGCACCTTATTCGTTAAAAGGATTTCAGTTAGAATATCAACTAGGAGCAAGAAGATAAATGGCAGGATACTCAGCTAGACAATCGTCATATACTGACGGAGATGTAATAACTGCAGCTCAAACTAATAATGAATTTGATGCGTTAGTAACAGCATTTAATGTATCAAGTGGACACACTCACGATGGTTCAACTGCAGGCGATGGCGGCCCAATTACTAAACTTTTTGGTAGCAGTTTAACTTTTGGAAGTGGTGCAGATTCCGACATAACAATTTCATTTAATACTAGTGCTGATGACGGTGAAATAAAATGGATACATGATGCTGACAGATTTCAATTTACTGATGACATAATCATATCATCTGATGAAAAATTATTTTTCAGAGATACAGCAATATACATTAACTCTAGTGCAGACGGACAGCTAGATATTGTAGCAGATACAGAAATACAACTTGCAGCCACAACAGTTGATTTAAATGGTAATTTAGATGTATCAGGATCACTGACATTAGGTGGCACTGCAATAACATCAACTGCTACAGAGTTAAATATACTTGATGGTGTAACATCTACGACTGCAGAGTTAAATATACTTGACGGTGTTACGTCTACGGCTGCAGAGTTGAATATACTTGACGGTGTTACGTCTACAACTGCAGAGTTAAATATACTCGATGGAGTAACGTCTACTACTGCAGAACTAAATATACTCGATGGAGTAACGTCTACTACTGCAGAGCTAAATATACTTGATGGTGTAACCACCACTGCTACAGAACTAAACATTATGGATGGTGACACAAGTGCATCGTCAACTACACTTGCAGACGCAGACAGAGTTGTGGTCAACGATGCAGGCACAATGAAGCAGGTTGCCTTGACTGATTTCGAGACTTACTTTGAGTCTGCACTAGATACATTATCTAATGTAACAACAGTAGGTGCATTGAACAGTGGTTCAATTACATCAGGGTTTGGTGCAATAGACAACGGTTCATCAGCTATAACAACTACAGGTACAATTACATATGGTAATCTATCTGATGGCACTATAACTATCACAGCGTTTGTTGATGAAGATGACATGTCATCTAACAGTGCTACTCTTGTACCAACACAACAATCTGTAAAGGCTTATGTTGACACACAGATAACTGCTGAAGATTTAGATTTTCAAGCTGACAGTGGTGGTGCATTAAGCATTGACTTAGATAGTGAAACCTTAACATTTACAGGTGGCACAGGTATCGATACGAGTGGTAGTGGTAACGCTGTTACTTTTGCAATAGATTCTACTGTAACAACTCTATCAGGAACACAAACACTTACAAACAAAACATTAACATCACCAAAAGTAAATGAAGATGTAGCAGTGACTGCAACTGCGACAGAAATAAATATCTTAGATGGTGTTACATCCACAACTGCAGAACTAAATATATTAGATGGGGTAACATCTACTACTGCAGAGCTAAACATTTTAGATGGTGTAACATCTACGACTGCAGAACTTAATATCTTAGATGGAGTAACATCTACAACTGCAGAACTTAACATCTTAGATGGTGTAACTGCAACAACAACAGAACTAAATATCATGGATGGCGATACATCTGCTTCTTCTACAACACTAGTAGATGCAGACAGGTTAGTTGCAAACGATAATGGTACGATGAAACAAGTAGCGTTAACAGACATAAAAACATATTTAACCAGTGCAGGTTTTAGTTCGGATGATCCAACTGCACTTGCAATAGCGTTAGGATAATAACATGGCAAATACATTTAAAGTAAGCACAAGAGATGTTGCACCTGCGAGTGCAGGAACTTTTGAAGAAATATATGATTGTCCAGATAGCAGAACTGCTGTGATTATAGGATTAAGTCTTGCAAATGTTCACACAGCACAAGTTACAGCTTCTGTTCAGTTAGTAAGCACAACAAATCAAGATGGTTCAACAGCAAATAGCACGGCACATCTCATAAAGGATGCACCTATACCTGTGGGTTCTACACTAGAGGTTATGCAAGGAAATAAGATTATCTTAAATGCTGATGACAGAATACAAGTAGACTGTTCTGTAGCAGACAAAGTGTCAGTCATACTAAGTTATATGGAGATATCATAAGATGCCATACATAGGAAAGAAACCTGCCGATACAATCGCAACTGCTGTTGATACAACTACAGGCACATTTAGTGGTGCTGTAAGTGCTGCATCTGTAGATGCCGATGGTGGTGTTACAGTAGATAACATAACTATTGATGGCACAGAGATTGACTTATCTAGTGGTGACTTAACATTAGATGTAGCAGGTGATTTAATTATTGACACAGATGGTGCTGAAGTAAAATTAAAAGATGGTGGTACTTTATATGGTAAACTACAAAATTCTAGTAGTGATTTTTTAATAGAAAGTAGTGTTCAAGATAAAGATATTTTATTAAAAGGTAATGATGGTGGTTCTGTAATAACTGCTCTTTCACTTGATATGTCTGTTGGTGGGATGGCTACGATTGCAAACGGTTTAGTTTTAAGTGATGGTAATATTGTTTTTGCAGATGGTCATGGATTAGATTTTGGCAATACAAGTGGCTCGGCTAGTGGAAGTGCTTCTGCTCTTCTTGACGATTATGAAGAGGGAACACATACATTTACTGAAATTAGTGGACAAGCATCTATTACAACCAATAGAGGAAATTATACAAAAATAGGAAGATTGGTTATGGTACACGCATCTGTAACTGTAGGCTCTAATACTAATAGTAATCCTTTAAATCTAAGTTTACCTTTTGCATCTAGTATAAATGGATTTTTTCTTGGAGGTGGAAATATTGGTTTTACAACTTTAAGCACTAGTGATTATGTAATTAAGAATCTTAGACCTAATGTAGAAAATCAAGCTACAGATGTTCATTTTCTGTATAATGCTAATAGTACATTAGCTTGTTCAAATGCAAGTGGTAAAAGAATAGACTTTTTTTGTACGTATCATGTTTAATAAAGGAAATAAAAAATGGCATTAACAAAAGAAATAATAGTAGAAAGAATAGAAATAGTTGGTAGTTGGAATGTGCAAGTTGCAACAGATACAGTTATCAAGGAAGATGATAAAGAAATTAGTAGGTCAAGAGAAAGACATGTTTTAAGACCATTTGTATCTATAAAAGGTGAAGATGGTAAGTGGACACACACAGACACAGATATAAGCAAAGAAGCCAGTGAAGTACAAGCAGTAGCTAATGCTGTGTGGACAGATACAGTAAAAGCTAATTACAAGACATTTAAGGAAAGTCCAGAGGTATAAACAATGGCATATTTAGGAGTCAGTCCATCTAACGGAGTACGTAAAGTACACACCTATACTGCTACAGCA